CAACCTCGGTATTCTGAAATGTTACTGGATTAGAGAGCAGGATTCAGAAGTAAAAACCCTTACTGTAACACCGGAAGAACTGATGCGTTTACAGACAAATCCCAGAATAAATATTCTTACGGTAGAAGAATTAGAGCCGGGAATCGTGATAAGGGTAGAGTATGAAGAGATAACCAACATCACAAAGAACCAGCCTAAGTTGGAAGTAATCCCTCCCTCAGAATTTAGGTTCTCTCCACAGGCGAAGTCTTTGGACGACATTTAGTTTGTCGCCCACAGGAAGATAGTAACGCTCGACTATCTGAGACGGAGAGAAGAAGAGGGTGTGTTCCAGAACATTGATAAAGTTTTGGAGGAAGAAGGTGGTGGTGGCGAAGTTAATCGCACCAATTATGACACTGAACTTAACCCTCGTGCTTATGACAAAATCAATGATTCTGGTATTGAGGATGCTAAAAAGGAATATCTTCTATACGAATGCTACATTAAGACAGATTCTAACAACGATGGGATTTTGGAAGATATTATCGTGACGATGGTCGGTAATACGATTGTCAGACTGGAAGAAAACACAATGGGTCGCCATCCTTTCTTCGTTATTAGTCCTATTCGTGATACTTTAAGACTGTTCCCACGAAGAGGAATCGCTGATTTAGTGGGTGAATTACAGGACTTGAATACCGCTTTATTGAAGCAAATTATCTATAATGTAGCGACAAATAATGATAAACAGGCAGTCGTGAACGTAGATGCGATGATTGACCCGAATGAGTTTATTGATGGTCGAAAGATGATTCGTGTCAACGGAAATCCGCAGGATGTTATCAAATGGGCACCGATTGAGCCACTACAACCACAAGTATTTCAATTCATTGAGTATATGAATACGGTCAAAGAGAACCGTACTGGTATCACAAGGTATAATCAAGGCATGGACGCAAACAGTCTAAACAAGACTGCTACTGGTATTACGCAGATTATGAACGCATCCAGTCAGAGATTGGAACTGATTGCCCGTATGTTTGCGGAAACTGGCGTCCGGGAACTCTTCCGGCACATGATTAAGATGAACCAGATGTTCATTACGGAGGAAACTTTCATCCGTATCACTGACGAGAAGAAACCTATAACCCCGGATGACCTTGAAGGTTCTATTGATATCACGGTTAATGTCGGTGTGGTAGCAGGAAACAAGGCACAACAAGCACAATCAATGCAACTTTTACTGAGCATGTATCCACAGTTAATCCAAGCAGGTATTGCTGATGTATCTCATGCGGCACACGCATTTGGCAGACTGGTCGAATCGTTAGGATATAAAGACGTATCCAACTTTATCTATCCTCCAGACTTAATCAGACAGGCAGAAGAGATGGGAGTACCCCCGATGCAACTGCTCCTAATGCAAAAGGCACAGGAAACTGGACAAATCCCTCCCGCCTTGGTACAACAACAGCAACAACAGATGGACAATGCGGTGCAACAGGCGGCATAGAATTAGGGGATATATGAGAGGTAGGCTGTACAAAGTGGAGAGATACCTCCTCCGCAACCGTAGGAAGATAATACGAACTTGTCTACGTAGGAATATATCCAACGGATTGCTCCGCAACCTGCATCAACCGATGAAGACAGAAGGGACGGGTTATTCTGATGAGAGAATTGAAAACTCCACAACAATTGATTTTAGAAGGGTATGACGCTGAGGCGGCAGCGGTATTCCTTCATGAATTTATAGAAGAAGAGAAAGAGAGACAGTTTAACTTACTTATGACCTGCAAATCGGACGAATTACCCATCCGAAGAGAGGTTTATAAATACATAGAAAGTCTTGAACCCTTACTTGTACAAAAGGTTCAGACAGGAATTAATCATGCGAGGGAACAATTCGGTTGAGCCGAAACTCCCAAGGAGGACTAATGTACGAAGATTCTAACGAACAAGTTTATAATCAAGAAGAACAAGTGGAACAATCCCAAGGAACTCCACAAGAAACTGGTGAGCAACCAGAGTTCGGTCTTGATAAAGAGGGTAATTTACAATGGAACACGGATGAGTATTCTCAGTACAATGAGGAGGACTCCGAAGAGGAACAACCTTCCGAAGAGGAAACAGAAAAACAAGTCCAGACCACTGAAGAAGAACCCAAATATACGGTCAAGGTAAACGGAGAAGATGTTGAGGTTACACAGGAAGAACTGCTACGTGGTTATATGCGGTAGAGTGATTACACTCGCAAGACGCAAGCGTTAGCAGACGAACGGCAACGTATGGAACAATACTACCGTCAACCCCAGTATAATCATCAACCTCAAGAGCAGGTACCGCAACAGAATGGTGCTGACTTAAACAGCATCGCCAAGCAAATTGCTGCACGTAATTTAGGACTTGACTCCCCCGATGACTTATCCGAATTAGACTTTGACCACATCACTGCCGTAGTTGAAGCGAAGCAAGCACTTCTCAATCAACGAAATCAGATGATGAACAGAGAATAGAGTATTAATAATCTTGAGGCACAGTTAAGGCAAGAAGAACCAGAGTATGACCGTATTATGGAGAGTGCTCAAGAAGCGATGACGAACCTCCCGTACAGAGAATTCGTTAAACTACAACGAGCGTATGAGGCAGGAGATGCAGAACCTTTACGGCAATTCTTCCATACGATACAGAAAGATTATTACTCTAAAGCAATCAAGAAAAATGAACAGTCCAAGAAGACTGTCCCCGTAGTCGAACGTAGCGGTAATACCCCCGTTACGCAAGGTAACATCAAAAAGCGGTTTGACTTTAAGAAACTCGGGTCGATGACATCCGATGAAAAGGCACAACTGCTGATTAAAATGGGTATTGTATAATATATTATTTTTTTGAGGTGAATTACTTTGGCAAGTAACGCATACGTAACCTACGAAGCAGTAGGTAATCGTGAAGATTTACTGGATATTATTACTAATATCTCTCCCGATGAAACTCCTTTGATGACCAAGTTTGGTACATCTAAGGTAACTGGTATGACCCATAGTTGGCTGACCGACTCTCTGGGTGAACCCGGTACTAACTCCAATCTTGAAACTCAAGAGTTCGGTACAACTGAAGCAACTCCTCGTGTGAAACTGTCTAACGATATTCAGATTTTCATGCGTGATTGCGATGTATCCGATTCTCAAGAAGCGGTACTGAAAGCAGGTGTTAAGTCTGAAATGGCATATCAGATGCAGAAGACCATGAAGATGATTGCTCTGGACGTTGAATACGCTATCGTAAACAATGCTACCCGTAGAGCGGGTTCTTCTACCGTGACTGGTCTGATGGGCGGTGTTCCGTACTTTAATGACGTAAACGTAGTGACTGGTGCACTCACAGAGGATAAACTGAATGACGCTATTCAAGAGGCGTGGAAGAAAGGCGGTACCCCCGATATTTGCGTAGTATCCGGTGCTAACAAGAGAATCATTTCCGGTTTCACTGGCAATGCGACTCGTGAACGCAGTGCAGACTCTACCAAGATTAAACAAATCGTAGATGTCTATGAAAGCGATTTTGGTCTGGTAAACACTGTTCTTCATCGTCTGCAACCCGATACTCGTGTTGACTTACTGCAAACCGAATATTGGAAACTGGCATATCTGATTCCGTTCAAGACCTATGATAAACCTAAAAACTCTCTGCTGAATGGTAAGGTTGTAACTGGTCAGTTGACTCTGGAATGCCGCTCCAAAGAAGCGAACTCCTGCATCACTATTTCTTGATTTTAATAGGAGAAAATGGAACAACAAGGTTTTTTAGCAAATCAGCATTTAGACATGGAGGACGACAGGAACCTCCGTGTCGTAAATACTATGGATGTCACAGACCTGTTAAACGAGAATGCGAAGGAAAGAAACGAGTCTCAATCTGGGAAAAATATGAAGCATTTATGCTCCATTCCCGTGTTCGAGTTTAATCGTGACCCGTTGTTAAAGCAGTATTTATTTTACTGTGAACAGCATGATGGTGATAACGCACGTAAAAAATTAAGGCAGTTCTTGGCGTTGAATCCCCAATACAGGACAACGGATGACAGGTTTTGAATGTCGAGGGGAGGCGAAAACCTCCCCTTATTTTTATATATGGAGGTAACAGATGAACGGTAAAGAAATTGTTACCATGTGTGCCGCCATTATTAAGCGGCAAGATTTAAACGAAGACCTCCTGTTACAATTCATTAATCAACAACGTAGACATATCTTACGTGCTACGTATTTATATAGAATCCAAAAATGGGAAATAGGGTTAGAACCAGAGGACGGATTTGTCCGTACTAAATCTCTTAAACAGGCACGTTATGTGGAGTGGAACCCAGACCCAGAAGATAATGTTGCAATAGATTTTTACGCAGAACCAGATAGATGGAATGGGATAGACCACAAGAGAAAGAAAAAGTTATTCCCATTAAACACCATACAAGAAGCGTTTGAAATTTATGATAACGTGGATGCTATAGGTGAACCAATGTATTACATTGTAATGCAGGGAGGAATCAAAATTATTCCTGCACCTACTATTGGGGTTATCAACGTCTTTGGAGAGTGGTATCCAGAAGACTTGTCTAATAGCGAAGACTCTGAAGACAGTCTGTCCAAAGAGATTTCAGATATTATTATTTATATGGCGTGTGCAGAATATTTTGACTTTCTTACGGAAACAGAGAAGGCGAACCTTTGGCGTACAAAGGGGCAGATGTTATTGGAAGAATACTTAAGGGAAATTAAGAGACAATAGACGGACGACAGACCGTTGTTTGCACGTGACCCATTTGGTAATCTGCACATTGGGCATGGTTGGCGTAAGAATCGTGGGTTTGTTTATCCGACAGATGAATTAACAGGCGGTACTCCGACTGATAAATATAGTGATTAACGAGGTGAGGAGACTTGTCAATAAGATATACTTTAAGGCATAACATACCTTCTTCTCTTATAGAGAAAGAGGATGTGAACGATTCCTCCACTTGGGACTTAAATCTTCTCCGCAAACACGAAATAGCAGAGACCGATAACCACGATATTGTATATCGTTAGCACAATGGAGAAATCGTTAATTGGACAGAGGGTGCTACGCAACGTGCTACGGCAATATTAAAATCTGTAAAAGAGATGATGGAGCATATTGAAGACATCATCGGAATGTCAGAAGAAGAGTTGCGAGAAGTTAGCGAAATATTACATAATGCGTAGGCAATAATACAAGAGGCGATATAGTCCAGACAAGATGCGGCAAGGAGTAGGGATTTAGCGAAAGACTGGGCGATAAAAATGGACGGTAAGGTCGAAGAAGACGGTGTCGCAGTGGACTATTCTTCAAAATATTATGCTCAATAGGTCAACGATTCTATTGACTTAGTTAGAGATAGTGTCGAATATATACAATAGTATAAGGATTAGTTTGATTTTCTTAAACATTTTAGAATTGTTGAAGGTCATTTATTTTAGGTTATGGGGGAAGAGTAATTTATGGCAGAATCATTGGTCGAATTAGCAACAAGAGAGGGGCAAAATATTATTGCCCAAGCGATTACACAAAGTTCTATTGTCGTTACTAATGCAAAACGTGCGGAAGAAGCGGCAGATAGAGCAGAAGAAGCAATGGCAAGAGCATAGAGTGCGGGCAGTTCTTCTGAGGTCGCAAAAAGAGAAGCAGTAGAATCAGCGGAACAGGCAACATTAATTTATAATTCTTTCTTACAACAATATGGTTATCCCTTTACTGCGGCTACGGTGGCAGATATGACCGATACAAGTAAAATCTATGTGTATGTAGGAAATGAAACCGGATATGTAAATGGAAACTGGTACTACAACAATGGTACTGCATGGGTAAGTGGTGGTGTGTACAATGCCACTGCGTTTAATACAGACCCTACCCTTACTATCAGTGGTGCGGCGGCAGATGCAAAAGTGACAGGGGATAAGATTGCTATTGTAAATGGTAAGACACTAAATAATAAAGCACTTATCAATGGTGCAAACGAGGTTGAATCTGTCAATGATAATAGTTATGAGTTTATGAATTACATTCCAAACAATGCAATCGCAGAACTGGCACTTGATGTGATAGCATCTCAAACTGGAAGTGGAACTCCATCTCCTACGAATGTGAGAGACTTTACGGATTTGCCATCTTCTGTTACTGTCACGCTGAACTCTAATAACTATGGTGT